TCTCGTATGCGCCTCATTGTGAACTGATCCATCGGCCAAGCTGCTCCGCCCTTGTCGCGAAATAAACCGGCGGTCGGGTGCCTGATGAGCTCGCGCATCTGAGCATCAGTAATGTCTGTGCCGTCAGGGTTCTTACCGTGTGCCACCGGCTCAACCATGACGGTCCCCTCCTTCGATCGCCTACGCTGCTCCTCGCGCAGCATCTGGCGACCCTCCGGGGTTCGAGCAAATGCCCTATCCTCAGGAAGCCGCCTGCTACTAGGATTCAGTAAGATGTTCTCAGTGAATCCAAGTGCTCCTACCGGTGGTCTTGCCATGTTCGACTCCTATTTGTTGTTCATCGCAACACTTGCCAATTCACGGTAACCAGCGTATTTTCAGGCGGCGCAATATCAACTGGCGTATAATTGCAAACTCTAAAACACGCCCAATCATTCATTGAGAATCCGATTATCGAAAGCGCCCCTACGCCATTTGTTGAAGGGTCATTAGCAAACGACCATTGCAGCACATCGCTGCTCAAAATTCCGGTTGCGCCTTGCGACCGCAACATCATGCACGCGCCAGCCGTGATTAGCGGGTCCAGAAAGAATTGATATTGTCCGCTGGCGACTATTTGAATGCCGCCGCCGTTTCCACCGCCTGCCCCAACGTCAGCCTTTCCAGCGAACGCGTCGTTGAGTTCTTGCGCTGTCAGCGCGACGCCATCAACAAAGTCAGTCATACCGCTATCCTAAAACGTCAGGCCCGCCAAGGAGGCTCTCACCTAACACAAACAACTCTGGCTCCTCCGGAGGTTCCGGCTCGAGACCGTCATCCTTGACCACATCCTCCGGCCAATCAGGTTGACCTGGTCTCAGCTCGATGCACTGCATCCCCTCCCAACGAACTAATACCTTGCCGTCCCTCGCCTGCGCATCCAAGCCGCCCTTACAGATCGCATTACGAAGAACGTAGTGGAGGCCGCCGCCAAACTGAACATTGATGGTTACGTCGGTCTGTCTCTCCAGTATCTCCAGATCAATACCAGGGAGAGGAAGCGTCAGCTCGCCCTCTACGAAGGGTGCTCGAAAAGTCTCAAGGTAGCCGTGCGCCAGACCCTCCTGACCAAAGATCATGTCTCGCTCAATCCTGCTCTGGCCAACCAAGAACGCCCCCTGAAGCGACAGCATCTTGCCGTCCACCTGGAGGAACGCGATGCCAGCTACTCGCTGCAGGGAGGGCATTGGGCTACTGCTGGATCGTTGGAGGAGTCTTGGTCACCTCACCCGTAACCGGATCGAAGAAGTACTTGGTTTTGATCGGAGCCATCTTACCGTTGAGCCTCGTATAGACGTCCATCCTCAGGAAGTCGTCAGTGATGAGCGGCCACCATGACGTCCTGTACAGGCACGAGACCTCGTACTGTAGCTCCGCCAGCGGGGTCGTGTTATCCAGCATCATGCTCCCGAATACGTGGCGCCTCACCCCTCTGGTCAGGCTCTCGACCCTGACGTTGTTCGGATTAGATGAGGTCGAGGCGTCGAACAGGTTCGTAACTCTGGCGTCGGTCCACAACCGATCCATGATCTGACAGAACGCGGAGTCGATGGTCCTCTCCGCCAACTCCTCGTCATTCATGGCTATGATCACTGAGAAGCCGATGCGAGCCGTATGAACGAACCTAACCGTTCCCACATTGGCGTCTCCGTCGGGGGCCATCACCTCGTCTATAATGTAGACCCCCAGATAGGGAAGGTCCTCGGGCTGAACCTGAAGTCGCTTCGTCTTCCTCTTCTCATACCCAGAGAAGAATGGGACGTCAGCCAGAGAGTCAAAGAACACATCGCGGATAGCGTATGAGTAGCTCTGACCTCCTACTCCCTCTGCTATCCTCTCTCTGGTGGCAGTCGTACCCAATCACTCCTCCCACTTGCGGAGGGTCAGCGTGGTCTCTCCTCCCCCGTTCGTATCTGAGTCGATGATCTCCCACTCGCCCTGGTTCACTCCGTTGCAGTCGGCCGGGATGACGACCCGATCTCCGCGCAGAGGGATGAGCGGGAACTCGCTCTCGCGTATGTCCAGGATGGTCTTCTGGTCTGAGTAGATCGAGTTGTCCATGGCCAAAACGTCTTGCTCTCTCGTGTCAAAGATGCCTCTGCCGACAAACGCTGCGATCCCGGGCTGGGACTTGACCAGCTTGAAGGTAACATCGATCGCGAACTGATCCATGCACGGACCATAGACGAGCGTCGAGAAGTTCAATCCCATCTAATCTTCTCCTGTCCCAAGCGAAGCATCCTGGAGTTGAACCGCTCGACGAGCTCCTCGCGAAGGATCGGCCTGGCCGCTCCGGCTCGCCCCGCACCGGTCCTGGGCCTGGCTCGCTTGCGTCTCCTTATCAGCGGTTTAACCCCTGGCGAGTGGGTCCTCATCTGGAGCGCCGTCCTAGAGGTCGGCCAAACTGTGGTTCCTGCGGAGTTCCCAGATGTAGCCGTCTCCGGATACTGGCGATGCATGTCCTCGATCTGCCAGTTCTGGACCTCCGCCGGCAGGTCAGTACCGACGAGGGTGCTCATCCTCTCAGCCAGGGCCTCAAGCCGATCGGCGATCTTGCCAACATTCTCTACGGAGAGACTGATCTTCACACCCAGAACCTCGTGAAGTGATAGAGCAGGGCCGCAGCCGTGTTCATCCCGGTGGCCAAGGGACCCAGCTGCTGAGCGCTGCCGCCGCCGGTACCGCTGTCGTAAAACATGACGCGGGCCTCCTTGTGTGAGATGCTGCGTATGCCCGAGATGGCCTCTTTGGTGGCCTGAGACTTGCCGGATCGAATCAGCATCTCGAGCACAGTCTTTAACGCCGAGGGAGCCTCCTCGGGGAGCTCGAAGCCGCCCGTATAGGTGACCTGGATTGGCTCCGCCTTGGACCCCCACAGCGCCAGCTTGCCGCTTCTCTCCTCCAGCTCCCAGTCCGTAGTCTCAGTACCGCGCGGACATTCAACGCTCTCAATATCCTCCTCCTTCACCGGCCAGTGACTCAAGAACACTCTGTTGCTCATGAGGCAGCGCCAAGTCTCCCTCACCTTCTCACGGGCAAACACGCGATTGCACATGACGCTGATTACGTCCGAGTACTGAGTGATAAACTCCTGAAGCTGAGCGTCCTGACTCACATCGGAGGGGTCAAGGCCCATCATCTTCTTCAGCTCATCCAGCGTCATGAGATCGAAGGAGGCCGCAGGCTCCAATACCTTTATGATGATGTCTACCATCAGCCGGCCTCTTCCTGGAACTGCTCGAACAACTCTCTCATGTTAATGGGCGGGACCTCGCTTCCGTCAGACATGATCGGGAGGACAACGAACTTCGACCGATCAATCTTCCAGTCAACGATCGTAGCTGCCGCGGGTCCCGCATCACCCTTAGCACCGCGCTCGCCGCGAGGTCCCGCCACTCCCTGCTTGCCAGGCTTCCCGGCAGAGGCGATCAGTTGCCAGTCCGGCCCGGGGCAGGGTCCCGGTTGCTCCTTCTTCGCGATGAACGAGCTTCCATTGAGTGCGACCACATCAAACGTCTGATAGCTCGCCTCCTCCTTGTACGTTCCTCGTATCGTAGGTGAGCGAGCGTCTCTGCCTCTCTCAGCGAGCCTGATCCAGTCATCTCCCCCAGGAGACTGGGCTGTGTCTCTGAGTGCCTGGAAGGTTGAGCCCTCGTACACAACTACATCGCTCTCGTAATAAACCTTGCCGAGCTCGTACACCCTCACCTTGGCGAGCTTACCGGCGGGACCCTCCTCGCCGCGCTCGCCTCTCTCGCCCTGCGGGCCAGTATCTCCGCGCTCTCCCTTGGGCCCTGACTCGCCGCGCTCGCCTGGGGCTCCGCGCTCGCCCTGCTCTCCGTCTTCTCCAGGAGGGCCGACCTCGCCCTGCTCTCCGCGATCACCTGCTCTGCCCTGCGGGCCAATTGCGCCCTGCTCTCCGCGCTCTCCCTTCTCGCCAACTTCGCCGCGTTCGCCCGCGACACCTTGTAAACCAGCGGGACCTTGCTCGCCCGGCTCTCCGCACTCACCCGACGGACCCTGCTCGCCCGCGGCTCCGGGCTCTCCACGCTCACCTTGAGCGCCTCGCTCTCCCGCTTCACCGCGCTCACCCACGCTGCCCGGCTCTCCTGCTGGTCCCGCTGGTCCAGCGTCACCAGCGGGGCCCGGCCCGCCCTGCTCCCCACGCTCACCTTGCGCACCAGTCTCACCAGCCTCGCCTGCCTCGCCTGGAGGTCCTGCCTCGCCCTCAGGGCCGACTGGACCAGTCTCTCCTGGCTCGCCGCGATCGCCCTTTGGTCCGGCCTCGCCATCCTTGCCCGCTGCGCCATCCTTACCAGAAAGTCCGTCGACTCCATCCTTACCGTCTCGACCATTCTCTCCGTCCTTACCGTCCCTGCCATCTTTACCGTCATGTACTTCAGCAAGCCTAGCATTGACTAACTGATTCGTAGTAGTAATAAACGAATTCGCTTCCATACGAAATGTAACGATATTGGCACGCAACTCAGCAATCAATCGCCCCGCCTCTGCCTCCATCCTGGCTCGCTCGCGCTCCCAGTTCTTGCGCTCGGAGTCAACGATGCCAGAGAGGACCTCGCGCCACGCGTCAAGGAGACATTCTGTTGCGTCCGATTCGCTCGGCGCCGGCAATGATCTTTCTAATCTCTCGTTGGACGTCATCTCTGTAGACCTTCGGGGCTGTGGGCCCGGCGGCCGGAGGAGCCGGAGGAACTAACGGACCGGCAAATGGGTTCTTGGGTACGCCGATCTGACTCGCAGCGCTCAGCGGCACCACCTGCTGCTGCACTCTAGGCTCATCGCCGTACTCCACGTGGTCCAGTCCCTCAGAGGACCTAGCCTCGTTGGGAGAGAAAATGCCACCCTGGACCCCCCGCGCCAGTGCGTCGATCCGCTCCTTCATGGCGGACCTGAGCAGGGCGCTCGTGTCAAACTCCGTGTACTCATCGGGCTGACCTTTCAGGCCGTAGAGCAGGTCGAATGCCTCCTCGATGTGGTTCAAGCAGAAGCCCAAGCCGGAGGCGATCCAACTCCTCATCAGCGCCTCGGTCGAGGAGTACGGCGTGCCGCCAATACCGAGTATCTGAAGCGGAACTCGAAAGACGAGCGCCACGTTCTCCTTGCTCATCCTCAGCATGTCCGCGATGGCGCTCTCCTTACCGGCGTGAGTGGCCCACGGCTGGACCTTCAAGCCAGCAGTGAGGATGGGAGTGCCGCCCTGCTTGAGCTGCCTCGTCTGCTCATTCCACCTGTCTCGCAACGCCTGGACTTGATCCTTGTCGAGCACCATGTCCGTGCTCAGCACTGCGCTCGGCCTCGCCTCGTTCATGTAGAAGTTCATTTGCTGCCTGGCGATGGCAGAGCCGACTCCAATGTCTGCGGCGGCAGAGACCAGCGGAGAGACGCCAAACAGCGGCTTTGGGTATCTCTTAGTCGTGTTGAGGCGAACGTGAAGCACGTCGCGCTGGGGAGCCACGAGCTGCTCGTAGTTGATACGCCGCTCTACGACCTCATTCCCCAGCAGGGTGTAGAACAGAGAGCCGTCGTAAGCCAAAGTTGGCACCGACATCTCTGGGTCCATGAGGTGGAGCTCATCAATCTCATACCTATCATTTCGTAACCCGAGCGCGTAGGCGTTGCCGGTCAGGTACAACTGTCGCACGAGATTGAGCATGAAGTCGGAGGCCGTCTGGTAGTCGTTAGGGTGCCGCAGCACTCTAGACAGAGCAGACGTGGTGACTCGATCACGGCCTCCGTGATCATTAGCTCGCCAATGATCGCCCGGGCACATCGCAACGGTCTGCGAGTAGGCAGCAACGCAAGCCTCAACGATGGCCGAGCGATCATTTCCATACTCCGGGTCGTAACCCAGCTGCCACCAGTTCCAGAACTGGCCAGCCTCGGGAGAGAGCCAGCCTCCTGTTATCGGCAGCTGCCAAGGGCCGGGGCGAGTCTCACCCTCACCCTTGCGAATGAACGAGCCCACGATCCTCTGCAGAAAGCGATTCATCAGGCGATCCGTCTAGGACCTTTTGAGTTACGACATATCCGCACTTGGCTAGGTCGTTCTCTCTCTGCGTGGGTGTGGGCCTGAAGCACTCACTCGGTTGTTGCCCTAGAGGCGGGCGAGGCACGCGGGGTACTGGCCCGAGTCGCGTAGGTTCCTCCGCTCGACTGCGCTCTAAGGTCTCGCTGCTGGACGAAAGGGTCGGGGCCACTCCCGTCGTCTTCTTTGTGGTCGACGTGCGCGCCAACCGCGGCAAGGTCATTCTCCTTCTGAGTTGGGGTCGGGTGTGACTTCCCGATCGTCTCTGCGTGCTTCTTCTCATTCTCATCGAAGCGAGCACGATTCTCCGCTACGAGCTTCTCGGCTTCAGCTTTGGCATCTGCCATTGTACTTCTCCTCAGCTAAGGAACAAGGGTGGCCGGTGCGGAGCCGCCAGGGAGGAGCCACGCACCGACCGATCACTTGGGCGCGACGGCTCTCGCTACCAAGTGACGTTCTGCATCCAAGCCACCACGCCGGTCCGCCTGAGCGCCCAGTTCATCGGGAGGATCAAGCGAAGGGCCAGCGTGTCCGTCTGCCAGAGGCTGCGCACCGGAGCAGCGGGCTCACCGCCGTCAACGATCGGCTCGGGTGTCGTATCCTCCTCGTGCAGCGTGGCCTGGTCGGAGACCTCAAACCTCGGAGCGTCTCCACCCACGGCGACGAAGTCCGCCGCGTCAACCACCATCACAGTGCCAAGCGGCACCGTTCCACTGTCGATGATCGGCCAGCCGCGGAGGTTGCCCGCGGACAGCTCGGCCGCAAACGGGAACGCACTCATGCCCGGCATTGGGATGAGGCCCGCAGTCATAACCTGCTGCGGGTTCATAATCCAACACGGGACGCGAATGTTCCCACGAGTGCCTGTCAGTAGCGCACCCGTAAGGAGCTTGATGTCACCAACGAGCGCGTTAAAGCCGCCGCCGGTGGTCGCCGTCAGCGCCGTGACTCCCTGCACGAGGCCGGCGGGCCGTACCGCCGTCGCGGCGTTGCTATCTAGCAGAACCGTGTCGATGGCAACCGCCGTATCCTCCTGGATGGCCTGTCGCAGGAGACCCTCGATGGCCGGGATTGAGTGCTCGTCGATCTCCCTCGTCCACGTCGTAATAACCGCCATCTTCTTTGGCGTTAAGACTTGCGAGGTGAACTGACCGACGCGCACCGGAATGGGCTGACCCTCTCCGACGAACGAACCGGCAATGGTGGGGGTCAGGCTCCTGGTCGGAATAACGATGCGCCCATTGCGCCCGAACCCCATCGAGAGCCCGAGGCCAGCGAGCCTAGGGAAGATGCTCTTGTGGGTCAGGATGTTCATGAACGCAGTAGTCACCTGCTGGACCAGCTCTGCGGCCCAACCGGTCACCGTCGTCATGGCCGGCGGGCTGGTGGCCTTCGTGATCCAGTCCGTTACGGCCTTAGTGGCCTCGTCGTCGCCGTAGACCATGCGGCGGCAACTGTCGAGATCGCGCTTGGTGATGTGAGAGTAGAGCGCGATCGCTCCAGCGCGAGCCAGATAGTCGAGCGGCTCTACCTTCTTCGACGGTATCCCAAACGGGCGCGGCGGAGAGAATGGCTGCCTCGCCTCGGCCGGTACGACGCTGCGCGAGGCCATCGCGAGCTCAGTGGTCTTCTGAGTCGAGCCGGCCAAGTGCTTCTCCGCGTTCACCAGCGCCTCGAGGCCCTTCTCCTCCTGGGTGATCCTCTCGTGAAGCTGATTAGAGGTCTCGAGTTGCGCATCGGAGACGTTCGTGTCATCGATCGCCTCCATGTGGACTTTCAACTTATCGCGAAGGTCAGTGATCCTGGCCCTCGCGTCGACAATTCTTTGGGAAAGCGATATCGTCATCGCTCTACCCTCCTCACGTTTAGGGGTGGTGGCATGCCCGCCGGTTGACCCCTCGCGAGTTACGAGATGCTGCCCATTGCCATGCCCGGCGAACACCATCTCAATCGTTTCGGGGGAGATGTGAAGTGACTTTGCTACGGAGAGCGCGTTCGGGTTCGCCGGCACCGCGACCAGCGAGCACTCCACGAGCTCCTGCTTGGAGTACTTGGTTCCGTTCCAAGGCGCCTCTACGTTTATCGGACTGCCCACCTTCGGCTTAAAGCCGACGGAGACGGCGCGCAGGATGCCGGCCTCGACCAGCGCCCGAATCTCATCTATCCTGGGGCTGGCGCCAGCGGGAGCCAGCTCGAGCGTGCCCCTGAGCTGCTTGCCATCCACCTTTACGTCGCGCCACTTCCCGATCGGAAAGCCAGACTGGTGGGAGAACAGCGCGATCGGGTTCTTCCTGAACTCGGCCACATCCCAGCCCGCGCTCTCGATCACATCGCCCATCCTGTCCGGGGTCTCGTCGGACATGACGAAGTCCATCCCGGTGAGCTTGCCGGCGTGGGTCTTGTGGATCATGTGCTCGTAACTCTCGTCAGAGGTGCCGTTGCCATCCTCGCCGCCGTCATCGGGCTCTCCGTTAGGATTGTCCGCCGTGTCCTCCCACGTATTCTCGCAGTCGGCCCTGCTGTTGCCGTCCGCCTGGCAGCGATCCATCCAGTCCGAGTGGCTCTCCGAAGGGGCGGGCGTAAGGCTGAGCTTGATGGAGGTCTTCGCGGTCTTTGCCGGTGGCTTGCCGCCGTGCTCCTCGCGCCAGTAGCCCAGACAGATTGCCACCGCCTGCTCCTGCGGACGGTCTCCGGTGAACGTCTCGTGCATGCAGCGAGCCATGAACTCGGACTGACTCTCGTCCTTATGCGGCTTCATCGGCATGGTTCAACTCCTCGTCATACACTCCAGGCTCGAGGTCGGCTAGGGGAGTACCCTTAACCTCTGCCGGCTCGAGCTCGATGGGAGTGCCGTTCACGACCCAATACACATCTCCATCCTCGGTCACCCAATAACCGTTACGAGGTAGCGAACTCAAGGAATGGCCCTCACCTTTATAAGAGCATCCTTGAACACCTCCTCTACCCGCTCCTTCTTCATGCCACCGAAATATCTCTGCGTACCAGTCTGCTTCGGATTGTGAGCCACCGCGTAGAGTTCTGCGAAGGTCTCTCTCGGATCACTGATGTAATACTGTCCGCGGCTCTGCTCCTTCTTCGTCATCTTGTCGATGCCGGCCGTCATCTCTCGATAGATTTTTGAGTGCTCCTTCCAATCGCCGGAGTGATCCAGCGCGTGACCAAGCTCGTGAACGGTGTTGTGCTCGATGTTCTTGATTGAGATCGTATACTCCTGTCCCGACTTCCCCTTCAAGACTATGCTCTGGGGTATCTCTATCATCGGCCTGCCACCGTGCCACGAGAACAGTCCAACATCCTTCGCTCCACCACCCTTAGCGAAGTCTCTGTTGGTCGCGAGCACATCCACGGGCACGTTCTTGAGCCTCTCTGCGTGAGTCGCTGGGATAGCATCGACCGCGGACTGAACTCTATTCTTGGCTTGAGTTGAAACGCCCTTGGCCGCAGCCAGCTTCGGCTTGCCCTTCGGCTGCTGGCCCTCACTAGGCTTCTCGGGCTTGCCTCCACCGCTAGGCTTCTCTCCGCCTCCAGAGTCGCCACCACCTCCTCCGTCAGTCCACTTACCATCCTCGTCGCGCGGCTGGTCGGGATCGAACTTCTCGCTCCTCTTGGCGAAGTACCTGACCCAGTACTCCAAGACCTTATCGCGCTTTGGCGGCCTTGCGTCCATGGCCTAGGCGATCAGCGCCGTTACGTCTAGCACCTTGGTGTTGGCGGCAACCGTGGCCACGGCAATCGCCATGGCCATCGCCACCAGAGCATCGATCTTCCCGCCGCTCTTGCTCTTGTCAAACTTCCTCCCGCCCGCCGGGTCCTTGACGACCACCGCATTCGCGGCGCACATGCTTAGGACGGGGTGGCCGCCGTGGCGCAGCCGCCTCGTAACAATCATTCGCTCTACGATGTCTACCGCAGGAGTCATGTCCTTGAACCCCTGCCCGTAGGGCTGGAGAGGGACGGCGCAGCCGATGTCGTCGAGGGCCCGCTTGAGCTCCGGCATCTTCCAGCGATCGAAGGCGAGCATCTTGATCGGGTTCCTCTGGTTCAGCTCGGCGATCTTCTTCGCGATCACCCGCGGGTCTGTCGCCTCCCCGATGTGGGCGAGGAGGCCCTTCCTGATCCACTCGTCGTACGGGGCGCGGTCCTCATCGATCCTGCGCTTCACCTCCCCAGGTATCCAGACGTACGGGACGACGCTGGTGTTGGTCGTAACCGGGTCCTCGTAGGCAAGGACGAGCGCGGAGAGGTCGGAGGTCTGGCCCAGGTCGAGGCCCGCGTACACGTGGGCTCCCGCCGGTATCTCTGGCGGTGTGGCGCACGCCTTCCACCCGTGCATGTCCACGAAGCGGCTCTCCGACGCCACCCGCTGGTTCAGGATCAGATTGCGAAACGCGTTCTCGCGAGAGGGCATCCGCTCCGCCTGCTGAGCCAACCGCTCCACATCCTCAAGGCTCCTAAAGTCACCCAGAGCTGGGTTGGCCTTGCGCCAGGCGGCGCGCTTGAACGGGTCGTCCTGCGGGTCGGCCGCGTAGAGCGTGAGGTGAAAGGAGGTGTCGATCACCTCCCTCCGGTGCAGCCGCAGCCCGTAGTCAATCAACTGGGAGAGGAGCGCATTGTCGTCGGCCGCTTGGGTGGAGATGATCAGCATGAGGGGATCGCGCCTGCCGCCCATCGCCGAGTCCATCGCATCGTACAGGTCGCGGTCCCTGGCCTGGCCAAGCTCGTCGTACACCACGAAGGAGGGATTCAGCCCCATCTTAGTCGATGCCTCTCTTGATAGAGCAGCGTAGGTGCTGCCATTCCTGACGTCCTCGATCTCCTTCTTGAACTTGCTCGTGTTAGTCCGCAGGTCGAGCCACTGGTGCTTGCGAATCATCGCCCACATTTCCGCGAATATCTTGCTCGCCTGGAAGCGATCGTTCGCGCAGGAGTAGACCTCTCCGCGCGGCTCCGCCTCCGGGCCGCAGAGGTGGGCCAGAGCCAAGGCCGCCGCCAATTGCGTTTTGCCGTTCTTGCGACCGACGGAGAGCACGGCAGTCCTAACGAGGCGCCTGTTGCTCGCGTCCGTTCGGTAGACCCTGGTGATGAACTCTCTCTGCCACGGCCGGAGCTGGAGCCTCTCACCCGCTAGGGGCCCGCTCGTAATCGTAAGGTCCTCGCAGAACTTGATCACCCGCTCCGCCCTGGTGAGCTTGCGGTTGTCCCACGCAAACCTGACCTTGCCGTCGTACTCCGCCATGTCGTAGCGGTCTCTGCGCTTGACCTCTGCGCCCTTGCCGCGAGCTCCCATGATTACGCTCTCGGATAGTTGGGAAACAACCAGACCAGAATCGGCGTGAGCACCGCGAGGATGGTTACGAGCGTCCCCTCAGTGATGCCCGGGCTGTAGCCGGTCCACACCTCTACGATGACCAGAGCCGACATGACGAAGGCTATGATCGCCTTGTTGTACGCTGACAGTTCTCCCATGAGTCCTGGTCTCCCTGCTTGGTGTATCGCGTGCAGCGCCGCAAGCGAGAGGCTGAGCTGCCGCAATAGACCAGAGTTGAGCGGGTCCTTCGTCACCCCCGTAATGATCTGCTCGACCTGCTTGATGGCATCTTTGGCCGGCTCGATGACCTGCTTCACCTCACTGATCGCTGTGTTCACCTGGTTCGTAACAGACTTGACTTGGTCCACAGTCTGGCGCCCCCGCTCCACCTGCGTCTGGACCTGCTTGATCAGGTTGTTTATCTGATTGAGATTCAACCTCTACCTCTCGTCCCCGCCTTCGCAGCCAACCCTAGCGAGAATACCTCCCTACTTAAGGGCTCCCCTAGGGCTCCTCTACCCAACCTAGGGAGACCCCCACAGGATCAGCACCACTATGAAGCCAACCACCGCAACAACGACCGCGATCGCTATCGCGTGCCTCTGCGACTCGGTCAAGCCAAACTCTCTCCCGCGGCCTGGAGCACAAACGCAGCAAGGATGGCTGCGGCAGCGAGGAGGATCAGCGTGCCAACTGCTACGAGCCATAGCAGTTGGTTGAAGTCCTGGCGAGCCGGGAGGACTGCTTCCATGTCTTTGATTCCATTACGTTTTCAGCACCCTGAAAAGGTACTGTGGTAACTTTAACGAGGGCAAACGATATAAGTGCTTGATTTTCAAGCACTTTTTCGTATGCCTCATTTGGAC